CGATGGCGGATCATAGTGCGCCCAAAGTTCTTTGAGTCGCGCCATCCGCTCAGCCAGGATTGTCTCGGCGTCAAGGTCTTCCAGCACAACCATGCGCTGGAGGTAGTCCGGATTCAAAACAGAAATCCGTTCCGCCAGACGCTCGACCATGTCGCTAAGAACAATCCCGTTCGCCATATCAAATGCCCTTTGAATTAAGCCGGAGTCCCTTCCCCGTAGGGAGGCGCACCCGATACCAGCCCCGGCTGTCTTTCCCAAACGTTGAACCCGCGGGAGACCAATCCAATTGTCTTGCGCTCTTCTGGATTCTCATCACCCAGATGCGCGCGAGGGCGGTACACCCCCTCCATGGCAGTCGAGAGATGACCGCTACGGAGTTCTTCGGTAGAAGTTAAAAGAGAACCATCTGACCGACGCCCAACACGAACACGCTGAATGCGGTAGTTCGGTTCCCACAAGTCCAGCCCTGTTGCGATCGACCAGTAGAACCGGGCAATCGTTGTCTCCGTTGCATTCTCGCCGAGCAGATGGGGGACAAAAGAACCAACCCATCGGCGAAGAACCCTTTCGTGGAACCGTGTGGAGAAGATCAAAAGCATGGACTGGATAACGTGCTCCCACCCTGTCATCATCTTTCCCGTGTACCGGTCCACGCCAATGCGAACAGGATTGAGAACGATGCGGCCGTGCTTGAGGTCCGGCCACATCTCGAGTTCAGGATCGTAAATGTAGCTCACTTATTTGGATCCGTATTCGGCGTCCTTGGCTCCTTCTCTTTCTGCTTTTGCTTCTCCTCCCTGTCTTTCTTAAGGGTCTCTTGTCGGTTCTTAAGTGACATGGGCGGCAGGCCGGACAAGCCGACGTAAGCTGCAGCACCGGACTGCGTGGCTTTGTTGTACTTCGGGATGCGCGACAACGGAGCATCCGGGTCTTTGGAACGGCCCCGAGTAATCTGTTCCAGCAGTTTCTTGGAACTGTCCTTCAGCTTGCTGAGCGGGTCGGTGCCGAGCAAGCCTTGGTCAATCCAATACTGCGCCATCTGAGGGTTCGCCAAAATGTGACGACCATCTTTGCCGTCGTAAACTCTCAAACCCCCGAGCTCATCCCCAACATTGGGATCATAGACGAAATAAGGTTGAAGTGATGGATTCGACATGCTTAGCTCTCCTCTGGTTTAAGCGTCGTCATTTGGAACTGGATCTCGGTCGATGATCGGTGGCCTGGACATGATGATCAGGCCCTTTTTGACTACGACCCAATCTCCAGCCGCTCGTAGCTTTGCACCCTGCTGATGCGCAGCGACACGCACTTCCGTGCCGACGCGATGCGTGATGCCGCCGCTGGCGTTCATACGAGTTTTCATTTTGGCTTTGCCGCCGCCGACATGGCCCTTCTTCTGTTGCTGCTGCCCGCCGCCAGATTGGCCAGATTGGCCAGATTGGCCAGATTGCTGCTGCTTCTCTTCCGGCTGCAGCCACATATCAACACCGTCTTTCGTTTGCTTCTGACGGTAGTCGTCCAGCTGGTAGGACTCCTCGTCCTTGCCAGAACTGTCGGCATGCTCAGGTCGCTGAAAATCTTTGTTAGGAGCAAAGGGTGTGATCATCCCCTGCCGGATATCGCCGCCTGGACAGATGAGCGCCAGCGTTTGTCCCGGCTTGAAGAACCTCATCTCGCGCGCGCCTCCGCGCATGGTCGCGGTGTTCAACCACGGAGACAGAACTTCCTTGCCGTTTTTATCTTTGCCGATAATCATGCGCAGCTTGTCGCCTTTGACTTCCTTGACCGTTCCGTGCTGATGCGTGTTGGACACCATGCGGCGGAGTTCGGCAACTTGCTGCAGCAGTCTCTGATAATCTTCGCTCATGATCTTACCTCAGCTGCACCTTGATTTCGCGAGACGTCCTGTTCAAGATATCTTGGGCCAACTGTCTCAATGTTTTGTTCGCGTCTATATCTGTTCCACCTGCCCTGCGAACTGAATCTGTTCCAGACAACGATGTCATTGACACCGGCATCCGCTTGCCCCTCTGCACGTAAGGCAAGATCACGCACCGACAATTCGGATGCTTCGGTATATGCGCCATCGCAGTTTCGGCTGGCATCGGGCCAGCTGCCCCCAACTCCTCACAGTCCATGCACACCAATTCATCATCCTGTGTCACGACGATCACCAATTGTCCCGGCTTGAATGGGCCAAATCCTTTTTCTTTCTTGCCTTCTAGACGACGAGACTCTGGTTCAGCCAGCAAAGAGTGCGGAACCCCGAGCTCATAAGACAAGCGGCCCCTCGTGGCCCTCCTGACTTTCATCAATCCTCTGACTTGTTCAAGATGCAAGCCCGTTTGCCTGGACAAGTTGATGGCAAGAAGCGAAACCAGATCATCTCCAACACTGTTGAGGGATGCCACCATGACCGGGCTCATGGCTTTCGACACCTTGACCACGTTCTTAGAATAGGTCACCAACTCGCTAGTATCAATCTTAAAAGAGATGCCTTCGCTAGGAGACATCACCGTCAGCCTCAATCTTATCCTTGTGTTCTTTGCTGTGGACAACCGCCACGTTTGTTTTGATCGTCACTTCGTCTATCAAACCAACTTCAATATTTTCCTCCATATCGTAGCCCTTGGCTGTGAGCTCACGAAGAAGCGGGGCCTCGCCCTTTGTATTTGTCAAGTCGTCACCGTGCATCGTTGCCATTGTCGGCAGATCGCTAGACAGCGGGGCCAAGCCGATGGCCCGCAATCCGATACGACGCGCGCCAAGCGTGGCTTGAATTTGTTCCCACTCCGGAGCGGCTTCTTGCGTAGCAAGCGCCTCACAAATTTCAGCAGCATGGCTCATGTTCGCCTCCGGATGTGCTTCCGCCACCGTGACAAATTTTCTGATCGGGTGACCGTCCGGAATAGGGACACCAATTGGCATGTCCGACACAACGTCGCAGATGATACTCAGCTGACGTGCCGCCCATCGTCGATCTCGATCAGAAGATGCTCCGCGTTGGCCAGACACACGCACCACGCTTAAGATAAATCCTTTCAGAAGCTCAGCCCAGTCAGATTGCGGATTGCCGAACAACGCATCCAGGGCTTGATTCTCCACCATGTCGAGAGCGATCTCCATGCCCTCGTCCGTTAGCGGTGTCTTCAGCTGAACCTCTCCAGTTGTTCCTTCCACCTTTGACGCCACGCCAATTTCGAGAACGAGATTGAGTTCGCGCCGCGTGTTGATCAAATCGGTAACCTGGACTTCAGTTCGGTTGTCTGCATCCGTAAAGACTACGATGTAAGGCTTGGCAGCGGCATTAAGACCGAGCGCCTGCGCCAGTGGAGTGTTGTCACTATCGAATACTCTGTCATCAGCCCACGTATGGCCCCGCAGTGCAGCCACAGCAGATAGTCTTGTCAGCATGCGGATGACACTCATTTCACCCCCGAAACCAGAGTTTCTTCGTAGGCTGCTGCTTTTCAAAATACAGTTTGCGTCGCGTGGCGTGGCTCGATACGATCCTATTCTTTCCTTTGCCGCCTAATACTTTGCACGGCTCTCCTATCACCGCGCCACAAGTTGGACAAGGAACAGCTTTCGCCACAACATTAGTCACCTTCCAGCACCTCTACTAAATGAACGTCTGGCCGTCCTCCTGGATCATCATGAACAAAGATAACCTCGTAAGTGCCGTCACGTTCTGGAAAGAATACTCTGTCACCCTTTCTCAACTGGCACTGATTGACCGGCTCCATTCGAATAGACAACGCCACGCCGACCGTGGCCTGCCGATGCATGAACCCGCCAGAAGTATCCTCAACCGCGCCGCGCGTCTGATCGAAGATGCCGCGTGCTACGACCTGAGGTCGATTTGTATCTGGAACAGCTTCGCGATATCCACTACCGATCATGGGTTTCAGCACCACCGGCTCGCCGAACACCGCATCGACGCGCTGGTCTATAGGCTTGGTGTCGTTCGTGATTGTCATCAGATCACCAGGACAAGAATAATGCCCGCGATAACCAATGCCAATAAGACCGAGAAAAATAGATACTCATTTTCCTTTATCCAATTGCGCATAGGTGTTCTCCAGTAAGGGTCGGCGGAGAACCAGAGGGGGGATGTTCCAACCAATTCTCCGCCTGGGACAAGCTGACCTTGGGCCAGTCCTGCCTTTCCTAGCCGTGTTCTATTGTCGCCGTTGCGATCGTCACTTGCTTGCCTTGCTCGAGATCGACCGTATCGAGAACGATTTCAAAATCGTGCGTCTCATCCAACGTTGGGTCGACACCGACTGTCATATTGTCGATAACGATCGTGCCGCTGCCATCGGTAATGCTTCCGATTGCGGCTCGCCCGGTGATTTGAATAATGGTTGTCGTCGGCGCCACCATCTGCAAATCGGCACCGACAAGATAAAACGACGGACGAGATAGCAGCAAGGTCGCTAGAACAACACGATCGGCATCACGAAGCTCAATAGTTCCTGGAGCGTTACCGCCATCGATAGAATCTAGAACCGCCTTCATACGGAGACGCTTGACGTTCTGGGAATAATCCATTTCAAACCACCGCTACATGAGGAGCGTTGCGCCTGCGAAATGACAAGTACAGTTGTCCGTAAGGAGTTGACTCCCAGAATTCGGACGACCCGGTAACTGTGCTGCCGCTGCTGACCTTTTCCGCTGCAGCACTGACGCGTTCGTAAGTGACTTGACGATCCCGGAACCGAATAGACTTGGCCCAGATCAAACCAATATCGGGATCAACCACACCACCGCCGCCACCGGAACCGCCACCGCCGGAAATTTGACCACCGCTTGCTCTATCATGAAGAGCCAGAAAGTGAGCGGCGGCATACATCGCAGCGATCTTCGCGTCTGGATTGAACCAGAACGTGTCGACCCACAGCATTCCGATATCCAGGTAAAGCTGGATTGTCGGATCCGCCACGTCGGCGAACTCCGGGAAAGCGGCCCGGAATTCGGCGACGGTCGGTGGCAGTGTCGGGTTGATGGGCACTTACTTAGCCCTTCCTCTTAGATTCCCGTTCCTCGGCCTTGTTCTCTTTGGCGGCGGCTTCCTGCTGCTGCTTCACCGCAGGGTCCTTCGCCGCGGCCAATGCTGCTTCTGCCTCGGCGATCTCTTTGGCTTGTTCAGCATCCTTCTTTGCCTTTTCCTCAGCTTTCTTGGCGTCAGCCTCCCTCTGTTCTTTCGCGTTCAGCCGCTTGACGCCGCCGTGACTGCCGCTGATCTCGTACAGCGGCGGGTCGTCCATCTCGGCGATCTCCTTGCACTTTTTGAAGTCCGCCTCAGTCATGTTGAACTCGGCCTCTTCGCCGGGTCGGACAACGACTTGATCGCCTTCCTCCGTCATAAAGCCGCGCGGCTGGTTGCCGGTATTCTTCACCTTAGCCATAGAACCGATTCCTTCTGTTGAATGGAAGTCTAAGCCCTTTTACACTCCGTCGAGATACCTCATCGCGGCCGGAAGTCTGATTTCGACACCACCAAGGCGGAAGATACCGGGGACGTCGAACACGAGCGGACCACGCTGCCACACTGGCATGAACCGATGCGGCATTGGAATCCACATCTTCAGCACCTGCGGATCGCGGCGATAAGCCACCATTCGTGAGATACCGCCCGCGCCCGCGATCTCGAGACCACGCACGCCAGCGATGGTGATCGGCCTGCCAGTTTGCACGGTCAAGACGTTATAGGTCTTGATCCAATCCAGCAAGTTCATCTGCGTGTACTCGATGACCCGACCGGCCAGACCTACCAGCACGCCCGGAGGAAGCAGAATCGTATCAGCGTAGTACAGCCAGTTCGTGCCAGAGGCAATGCCGGTCAGCGCGCTGTTGATGTCGCGGATGACCTGAGCGTTGGTCTTGCTGGCAAACGTTGTCGCCGAACCGGCACCATCTGCCGGAGCAGTCGTTGCTGTCACCAAGGACGAATTGATCAGTCCCTGCATGTTCTTGGTTGCGGCACCGCGAAGAGCGATCCCGTCCACGAACTCTTCATAGGCGCGACGGCACGCAGCCGCCTTGTCGGCCGTCAGATTCAGCCCTGGAACGGACATGGCCGAGGCCACTTCCTCAAGGGTGTATCGATAGCCGATAGCCGCCATCTCGATCCCGCGTTCGAACTTCTCACGGGACAGATCAGCAAGCGGCACGTCGAGTGCAGTGTGGTGGAACCAATCGGCGCGACCAACCATGTCTGCCGAGAGGTAGGTGATGGACTTGACCCACTCGTTGCCGGTCGCAGTATCAACCGGAACAAGATCCGGATACTGGACTTCTGGGTACTGCATCTTGACAACCTGAGCTTCGATAACGGTAGTCTGCGCCACAACAAAGTTGTACGCCGTTTGCTGAGCGTCTCGAGTAATATTCATTTCCGCCTCCTGACGGGGGGTTGATGTTAAACGTCGGTGTGACGGTTAACGCTGGATGCCCAGCTGAACGACGTTGAGTTCGTTGGCGAGCCGAGTGTGTTTCCAACGCGCGCCAACAACAGGACCGATGCCGCCGGTGTTGGTGAGAATACCATCAGCCGCACCGAAGTGAACGGGATCGCCGGCAGTAGTGGCGACCGTCGCAGTGGCAAAGATTTCCCCCTTGGTCAGGATGCCCATGTTCGAGTATTGCGGATAAACATCGGGCGTCGACGGATTCGGGTGGAGCACGGTCGGATCCATGATTGTGATGCCGAGAAAAGCGACGACCGTGCCGCCAATCACTGCATCAATATCCGCGGCTCCCTGTGACACGGCGCGTGCAGCAGGAATGCCCGCCGCCGTTGCGCAGTTTCGGGTGACCGCATTGTAGTCGACCATACGATTGACCATGCCGGGAAAACCCTGTCGCATGGTTTCCGGGAAGGTAGTTTGGACTGGCATTGTAGTGAACTCCTCTTTGGATTGAATGCAGCCGAACCCCTCTCGCGGTTCTTAACTGCGATGAAACAAGATTACTGCTGACGAGCGCCTGCGGTCTTCCAGCGATTAGTGAGAGCCTGTTCGTATTCGCTATAGGACTTGGCAACAGGGTCGGTCCCGCCGCCGTTCTTGAGTACGACATTGAGGCGCTGGAAGTCATTGATCGGCTGCTTGTCGTCAATGACAACCGCCGAGGTCAACGTGTTGAAAGACGCCGTGACCATGTCGTCATTCCAACCCTTGGCCGTGTCACCGAGTTTGGCATCCACGACTTGGCGACGGATCTCGACGTCCGTCTTACCCTCTACGACCAGCGCATCACCGATGAGGGACTTGGCTTTCCCCAAGGTCTGCGATCGGTCGGCCACCAACCTGTCAAGATCCTGCGGCTTCAGCTTGCTGTCCACCAGCTGTTGCTTCAGGGTGGCAATCTCAGCATCCTTGGTCTGCACTTGGGCAGCGGCGTTCGCCGTCTCGGTACGCGAGGTGGCGAGTTCGGTCTGCGAAGTTTGACGAAGTCCTGTCAGCTCGGCCTGAGCCGCCGTCAGTTCCGCGGCCAGATTGTTGATGCGTCGCTCAACAACCTGCATGTCCCGCTCTTCCATTTCAACGGTGATCCCGTCGACAACAAAGCTACGAGTAGTCATCTTCTTCTCCTTTGTGTTTCGATTATCTCCCATGCGCAACTGTCTTCCACCACGCGCTGCACGGGTAATGGCGACATGGTTGGCACGGATCTCAGTTTGAGTCGCGTCGTACTTTTCTCCTTTGGCGGTGGTCCCGTCGCCCCAGACCAACAGGGCCGAATAACCAACCGACAATTCCGTCTTGCCATCACGAACTTCTTTGATGGCATCACTGTCCATAAGAACCAGAGGAACACGGACAAAGTCCCCATCCCGCATAACGTCACCGCCAAGATGACCCACCGCCAGTTCGCGCCAATTGGTAGCGTCTACTTGTGCGGATGGATGCTCGTCGGTCACCGGCTTATGGGCCAATGAAGAGATCGCGTCGACGTGGAAAACTTCTTCCTCAGGCCGATAAACCCGAACCTCTTTTAAATCCGGGCGGCCGACCTCGGCTCCGCTATAGAGCTGAACACCGGTGCGCGCGATCCGAGGACTGGCTACAAGGTAGCCGTCTTGAGTTTCCCGCAGTTTGGATTCGGCATCGAGGATGACCCTCGCGGTAAATTCTCTTTTCATCTGGGTGCCTGCTTCTGTTGTAAGTCTTTAAGGTACAGACTGATGACACGTTCAATCGAGTCGGCATTCTTTCGAATCTGCTGCTCTAACACGGTCAGGCGTTCATCAATCTTATTCATACGCGCGACCGTGTACTCAGCGCCGCGTGTTTCCATGATCGCGACTCTGGTTTCAAGTTTCACGCTATAGGCAATGACCCAAGCCGCACCGGCACCCATCGCCAGCAACTGCGCCACCAAGAATGTCACTAAGGTGGAATTGTCCTTGATCCAGGACTTGGCTTGATCGACCACCGCATGTTCACTTTTCTGGATCAGGTCGTGATTGCGGTAGTGGAGTTGGACGAACAGCGTCCAGCACCAGTTTCATGATATCGGCGCTAACACAGTTCGCCATCAACGTGTCGGTTGCCTGCTGCCATTTCACTATCGCTGCGGTGGTCTCTTGTCGCTGCGTCATGGCCGATGATCCAGAGTAGAACAGATAGCCGAGCAGCACGAAGTTCATCACTACCAATGCGAGCGACAGCGGCTGCTCGCGCATGATGCCCATGAAGACGCCAAGCTGCCTACCCCTCTCGTGATCGACAGCCATGGCATCCTCCTCCTGTTAATCACGTCCTGGCATTGGTGTTTCAGGTGCGGCTTGCGGTACGACCATCGGTGTTGGCGGCGGCTTGCTTTCGTCTTCGGTGCGCCACTTCTGGAAGAACAACGGCAGCACATCCATGATGGCCTTAAAGCTGACGGTCTCACCGTTGAAATCAACAGTGTCTTCCATCACGTCGTCGATCAGCCGTGACACTGGCGCACTAGGCATCACACCGTAGGTCACCTTCTCGCCATCGCGCGTGCCTTTACCGAGGATCGGCGCTGGCTCGGTGGCTTCCTGCAGCAGCACCTCACCGATGCCCCGCACGTCCCACGGCACGTCATGCCGCGTGTTGAATTCGACACGTGATAACCGCCATGTTGCGTCAACGCTAACAGTGATAGTCATGTGGCGGCCTCACGATTGATCCGAACACCACCGTTCACATGCGCTGATTGTTTCGGCGGTTCGGGCTTCGGTTGATCCGGTTGCGCGGGCGCGGGCGGCTGATCCGATCGGTTCGGTTGTCCCTGCTGCAGTTCGAGCATGGCCTTCAGTATGATCACTTGCATCTGGAGTTCGCCGATCACCTGACGCACCTGTTGATCTACCTTGGCGCTTAGTTGGGATTGGAAATCATTCTTCATCGAACGGTCGTCCATTTGGCCTCCTCCATTGTTTCTCTTCTTCAACAGCAACCTTGTCAAAATGCTTGGCTGCTAATTTTAACAGATCACGAAGGTCTGACTTGGCGACACGCAGTGACGACCTTGTCTCTGGCACATCGGCGGCTTCGATGCCATCCGCGATCTGGTTCATCATCATCGACATCATAGACCCGGCTGTCGAATAGATATTGTAGACGGTACTTCCGTGAGACCAACCACCATATGAGAAATGACCAGGAGCCGCGCCGCCAGCGCACAGACCGAAGTTGCAGGCGAACGCGCCGGGACGATGAAAGCTGAGCATCGAGTCCGCACCGCCACCCCATCCCGCGACCTCAATTGATCCAGCATTGCCACCATAGGACATGGTCGTAGCGAGGCCGCCACCCGCCGTCTGGCCGCCGTTCGTGGTGAGCCTGCCGTTCATGGTGCTGCCCGCGATCTGGACGGCGCTCGAAAAGTATGCTGACGCGCGGTTGTCGGCCCACGCATACGCACGATCTTCGACCAGACCATTCGTCGCAATCTGCGTACCACCAGACACCGCTGCCGGTGTCGGCACCGTCGATCCTGCAGCCAGTCCGGTCGGCCCGCCAACAATGGAAAAGGCTGTTCCGTTGTAGTGAATATAGCCCGTGTTGGCGCTGCCGAAATACATCAACCCTTCAGTCAAAGAACCGCCAGAGCGGCGCAAATAAATTTCGCCACCGTTTACGGTCAGGCTTCCGGTCAACGTGCCGCCGACCAATGGCAGCTTGAGAGCATCTGCAGCATCGACGTAGTCCTTGCGAACAGCATTCGCTGCAGCTGGTCCAGTCGGCAACGACAGATGCCCGCTCATGGTATCGCCGGTCTTTGCGACGCGGGTCGATAGATCAACAGAGGCAATGGCGTTGTCCACGAACTGCTTGGTCGCCGCCTTCATCGCCGCGTCCGGATCGGCGTGCAACGTCAGGAACCCCGACATGGCATCGCCAGACTTCTTCACAAACTCGTTCGCACCCGCGACCGCCTGTGCGACCCACGCAAGACCGCTCCACTTGTACTGCGCAACGCCAGTCAGTGCCGGATCTGGATAAAGCTGGCCGACAGTCGGCGTGGATGGAAAGTTGAATCCCATGTCGTCCTCAGTATGGCGCGTTCGGTGGCGTGAAATTCGCCGTCCACCGTCCGATGCCCTTGCTGATGCGAAGTTCATCCATCAAGCCGTATCCCCAATTCTGCCCGCCCTCGTAATTCCATACGCCGAGAAACATCGGCTCGGTGGTGCGATTCGGGAGCGGGGCCGCTGACCCGGCATAAGATGCCTGCAGTACACCATCCTTGAACCCGTAGAAAATTCCGTTCTTACGGACGAAAGCACGATGCGACCAAGAGTTGATCGACAGCGGACCAAGCGACAATGCGCTCAGAATATTCCACGACACGGCGTCATTAGAGCAGTAGCAATAAAGATTTCCTGACGTGTACCCAACAAGGAACGGTTGATATGTCAGTGTCGTGGTTGTTCGTACCATCGCAGGGCGACCGGCCACGTCGTCGGATCGCCAGTCTCGCCAATCGATAGTGAAATCTCCGCTGCCAAAATTGAAATCCTCGCTCCCCGTAACCACCGCATAAGTGTTCGCTCCATTGAAAAATATCGAACCTCCAGTGCCGAATGCATCATACGGATGCCCGTATCCTGTCGCGCTTGTGCTGCCCTTGTTATAGGGTGAACTGTCTACGAACGACGTACCACCCGCGTTGGTGATATTGTTGAAGTGGTTAAGATAGACCGTGTGCCAAGCTGAGTAGTCCTGGTTCGGTCCGTAGGCGCGTTGCGGTGGCGCGAAGTTCGCGGTCCAGCGCGCGATGCCCTTGCTGATACGAAGCTCGTCAAGATAGCCGTTGACTCCGTTGCCATTCCAGTGACCGAGTGTCATACTGCTATTGGCCGGGGCCGATAACAACGCCAGCGTCGAACCCCACTCCGTCACCACCGTTCCGTTCTTATAAGTACGAAACGTGTTACCGTTGCGAACGACCGCATAGTGCGTCCATTGACCAAAGTCGAACGCTCCCATGTCGATGCCATTGGCAACGTCCCACGATGAGCCGTTGCTGGACATATAAATCTTGCCGCGATTGGTGGTCGCGTGGCCCAGCAGATAGCCCTGCACGTTGTTATCAATCTGCCGCCGCACCATCGCCGCGCCGTCAATGGCGTTCAGTCGATATTCCCACCAGTCCACCGTGAAATTGCCGCTACCGAAGTCGAAGTCTGCACTGTTTTCAACGAGCACATAACTGCTGCCCGTACCGTTGAAGAAAATCGATCCGGTGCCGAACTTCTTTGTCGCATTGAACGGCGCGTTGTAGGGCGTGATGATGCGCCGCTTGCTCGCGCCGACAGCGGAGTCCAGTTGGCTGTCGAAGTGCAGCAGAAGCTTGGTGTAACTGTCGTTGCCGCTTTCGCCGCCCGACAACACCGATGTGTTCCCCGACAGCATTATTTGAAGTCTTGGTTGGCCGTGCAGAACATCGACGTCCCGTCGCCGCCGACAACATACGAAATGATATCGACGCCACCGGACGAGATCGGCTTAACCCCGCTGGGGAAGAACCACTTGTTGCCCCACGCCGTGATCGATCCGGCGTTCAGGAAGATCGTTCCTTTCTGTCCTGATTTGCCGTTGATCGGATTGGCCATCGTTCGGCCTGTTCCGATGCCACCGGAAAAATCGAAACCGAGACTCAGGTTCAGCGTGATAGTTGCACCATCGGTGATCTGAACCGCCGCCGCTGCACCCCACACCGCGCCGCCCGTGAGCATCTTCGTTGGCGCAGAATTCGCGATGTACTCGTTGGTCGTAGCAGCAGCGACCGGAGCCGGGACAGCGGCGACCTTGGTATCAACGTATTGCTTTGTCGATGCGTGCAGCAGCGCAGTCGGATCAGCATGCAGCGTCAGGAATCCGGTGAGCGTACCTCCCTCAAGCGGCAGACCGCCGCCCACCGTCGCCGCCGCCTGCACCCATTGAACAGAGTCACCGTCGTTGTAGCGCAGATAGAGAATACCGGAATCACTGTCCCACCACAGCGCGTTGTCCGGCGCACCAATCGGCGGCGCATCGTTGACAAAGATCGACGAGCCACTTTCAACTTCGGCCCACGCCTCGTTCTTCCGGCCGTAGATCTTGCCGTCTATCGGTGCTTCGTCGGCGCCTAAAGATCCTGGATCACCTTTCGGTCCTTGGATGCCCTGCGGTCCCGTCGCACCCGTGTTGCCAGTCGGGCCAAGGTCACCCTGATCGCCCTTGTCGCCCTTCGCTCCGGTCGCACCCGTGTTGCCTTGGATACCTTGGTCACCTTGATCGCCCTTCGGCCCGACGACACCCTGCTGTCCTTGCGGACCTTGAATGCCCTGTGGTCCTTGACCGCCGACCGGACCCGTGTTTCCAGTATCGCCCTTGGTTCCCTGAAAACCTTGCGGACCTTGTGGACCCACGGGGCCGATCGGACCGGCCGGACCAACCGGACCGGGCTGGCCGCGCGTGCGCAACAAGAACGTGACTTCGTTGTTGTTACTGAACGGCGCACCCTGCGCCGAAACGAACTCGACCGGCACTTCGAACCAGTCACCGCCAACGATCGTGGCCGGTCCCAGCAACTTCCATTTCTGATGGCGAGCCGCCATCCCG